GTCTACAGGCATTTGTTCCTAGATATTTTATCCCCCCTCCCTATACTACTTATCTTTAGCACTCTTACTATTATGACATGAAGAACACAAGCCTTGCAAGTTATCCATGCTATAGATTGCACCTCCTTTATTGATTGGTGTAATGTGGTCCACTACATTAGCTGTAATATATTTTCCTTTCCTTTCACACATCACACAAATAGGTTGCCTGTGTAGTACCATTGCTCTTACCTTACGCCATTGCCTGCCCTTATATATCCTGCTGTTGCTCTTATCTATTCCCTTAAAGGCTTCCTGTTTATCCTTTACAAATGTACTGCGAGCCTTAACGCTTAGTGTTCTCCTGTTTCCTTTGGGTAAGTTTGGCATTGTGTATATCCTTTAGCATTTGCTTATATTGTTTCTTATCTCCATACCTTATATGGCACGCTCTGCATACTGCTTGTAAGTTCTCTATAGTATCGGCTACCTTACTACCGCCCATCCCTCTAGCATCTATATGGTGTATATCTACAGCAGGGCTACTACATACCTCGCATGGTATATAATCACACTCATCAAAGTCAAAGTATTCTAAGTATATTCTAAGGTGTTTAGTCATTAAGGCTATCTAATACCATGCTAATAAGGTTCTCCATCTTGTTAGTATAATACTCTTGAAAGCTTAACATTGTTTCCTCTTGTTCATGTAGTAAATATAAAGCTTCTCTAAGCCTTTGGCTGTGGCTCTTACCTTTTATGTTTTTAAGGTCTTTAGTAGCCTGTTCTATAGATGTTTTTTGCTCGTTGCTTATATCTCCTGTAGATAGTAATAAAAGAACCTCTTTGCGTCTATATCCAAATATTTCAGCGCACTTATTAGCATCCATTTCAGGAGTGCCAAAGGTTAGCTTTAAACTTCCGTCAGCTCTAGTAGCTATTGCCTCTAATCCCGCAGGTAGTACTATATTCATTGAACGCCTTGTAATGTTTCAACTAAGGTTAGTACATCCTCATTAGATATAACGCCTAGCAGTCGACCTAACACAATAAGCCCTGTAATGATATACATTATTAGCTTAGGGTAGTTTATAGCTCCTGATGGTGTATATCCATCCTCCTTAATATTGTCGCTTATAGTTTGTACTACATTGCCAAATGGTAAAGCTGGTATAATACCTTTTAAAATTTCTTTAAGTATTGCTTTTAGTTTCATTTTATTCTTGTTTTAGTGTTTTACTTAGGTTAAAATAATTGTCTATTTCTGTTCTGCACTCATCAAAGCCTTTACAAACTTTTGCCTTATATCCTCTGTCGTTTAAGTCTTTTATCCAGTCTTTCTGATAGCCACTAGCATAACATCGTTTATCTAGCTTAATCTCAATAAATAACCCAAAATAACCGCCTCTAGCCTCGCAAATTTGTAAGTCAGGAAAGCCTGGCACATACCCTGTAGCTTTTGCCTTTTTTCTTTGGCTTATATGCTTTTGGTATTGTCCTCCTAAACTAGCGCAGTATCTTATTTTATGCGGTAAGGCTTTAATATAGTTTATTACTGCTGTTTGGAGCTGTGCCTCGTTTTCAAATTCTATCTTATTTTTCTCCATTGCTTAACTCTTCTGCTTTATGGTATAGAGCCACGCAGGAAGCATACATTTTCTGCGTTTTATTGCTCATTACCTCATCTAAGCTCACTCTTTCGCCTTTGTTTCTCCGAGCTGTCAATCCCTCTTTCCAGTATTTAAGAGCCTCTTTTTTGTATTGCTCTATTTCCTTTTTTGTCATTGTCAATTCTTTCGATTTCCAAAAGTGCTTGAAAATGGCATAAGTTGCCCAGTCTATTTTAGGCTTTGTAAGGCTCTTTCTTTCCTCCATGTATGGTAATATACACTTAGTCATAAATTCGCTTTGTATGGCTTTAATTTCGCCCTCTGTTAGCTTTTTTACTTCTTTATTCATAGTTGTACTTTTAAAGTTTCTTATTTTTTGCTGTTTATATGCGTTATAACCTACTAATACTTTACCAAATGTAATTGAGTCTAATTTTTGGTATAATTCAATATTTAACTTACCAGCTACAGCTAAACGAAAGGCGTGCTTTATTTCGCTTATTGTAAAGTTCCAAAAATTATTTAAGATAACTCCGTTTAAAACGCTTTCCTCTATTTCATTTAGTTGGTTCTCTTTCTTTACGTTCAAAAGTACATATAAATAATTTAGCATTTCAATTATGCTCTCAGGACTCTCTAAGTTTCGTATTTTAACTTCTTTGCTATAAGCTAACTCCAAAGGTTCTTTTTGCGTTGAAATCGCTAGCTCGTTTTTTTTCTTGTTTTCCATCTTTATCTCGTTTTAGCCATGCTTTAGCTGTTAGGTATAAATTTTTGTACTTTTTGTTCCCTGCATAGTTTTCTATTTGTTCCAAAATACTATCTACTTTATCCTTACTATATATATTAACTAACTTAGTATAGTTATCTTTAGTTATAGTTAAATGATTAAAAGTAGTATGTGTATTTACATTAACATTTACATTAGGGGTTCGCTTGGGGTTTGTTAGGGGTTTCTTTGGGGTTTTTGGTCTACCTCCTAGCTTACCAAATTCAGCACCTTTTTTGCCATTTTCCCACTTCTTATAATTAGCCTCTAATTGTGGTTTAATTAAGCTAAACATCCCATTGCAAATATTATCTAAATCTCTACTTTCTCCATCTAAAGCATAAGCGCAAATGGCATCAAATAGAGCTGCTTTTCTTTCACTCTTTAAGTATTGAGTAGCTTCAAAAAAGCTCCTATAAAATACAAAGCTATCTCGTTTCATAATTTACTTTGCATTTAGTTTTTTGTAGCACCCAAAAATAAGAATGGTATTTTCTGGCATGAAATTGTTTTTTCCACTTACTTCCAAATGAATTAACTCTATTTTTTGATAATAATATAAATAAATCTTTTGGGTAGTATTCTAAATCTATAGCCATGTTCATTATTAAAGAATGAGAAAAATGATTTTTGCCGCTACTTACTACATCCTGACACTTAAAGACTAAAATGCCATCTTTTTTTAACAATCTATAACACTCTTTTAAAGTGTTGTAATAATGCTTTTTAAGTTCATTAAAACTATAGTAAGCTTCAAATCTTTTACTCATTAAACAGCTCCCTTTTTTTGATTGTTTATAGGTTGTGCCATCAATTATAAAAGGTGGGTCGAACATTATAAAATTAAAACTATTATCTTTAAAGGGTAGTTTTGTACTACAAGCCTTTAACACTTCATTACTTTTTGGAAATAAATCAGTTTTAAACTTAGGTTTTTTAAAGTTTTTCCAAAAAACCCCTTTACTATAAGTACAATCCAAATCAAAACAATCTATATTGTATAATTGCATTATATTGTTTAAAATTTCATCGTTGCTAAAAGATATACTACTTACTATATTTTTTCCAAATAATGTATCAGCGTTATTCATTTTCTACCTCCTTTTTTTCTATACCATCCCTAAGCATATAAATTAAATCTGTTAAAGCATCATGTAGCTGCTCAATTACTTCTTTATTGTCTTTGAGCCAAGTATTATTTAAAACTCTTTCATAGCTTATAAATGCGTTTTGAAGCATATTAAATTTTCTCTTAACTATACCGCTATGCGCTCCTTTCAAATTATATAGCTGCTCGTTAAGGCTTTTAAAGGTTGCAATAAGAATTAATAAACTTATTTGTTGTTCTCTATCTAAATTCATATCTTTGCGTGTAATTTTTTTTCATACTGGTTGTTTGGTTAGCCCTGCTCTTTAGCAGGGTTTTCTTTTACTACAAATTTAACTCCATCTACATTAATACCTTTTACTACACCCATCTTAATCCAGTTATAAACGCAGGTTGTTGTAACGCCTTTGCTTTCTGCAAAGTTTCGAGCTGTTTGTAAATCTTTTGTGTTAATTTTCATTTTCTTGCTGTATTAGTTTTAAAACCTCACTAAGCTCTTCATTTTTTTCAATAAGCCAAACAGGTATCTCAACAATCCACTTTTTAGAGCTGTCTAAATTTATATCATACATTTTACAACTTGATTTAGGCAAAAAGTGTATTTCTTTTTTCCATCTTAAAGCGTATGCTTTAGAGCTTTCAACTTGCTCGCACCTGTTCGACTTATTTAAAGTATATCTTATATATTCCTGAGCCATATTAAAAGGGTAGGTTAGTAGTTTCTTTTTTAGGTACTGACGTAAAACCCTCATCGCTACCATTAACCCAGCTAACAAATTTTTCAGCTGTTTTTATAACATCCTTTAGCTTTATCTCTCCTGCTGTACATAACTCCACAGATGCTTTTAAACAGCTTTGTTTTACTATCTTTAAATCTCTTTCAGGGTTAGGTTTAAAACCTCCTGAGCTGTTTGATTGTGCATATACTGGCTTTATCTTTGGGTATTGACCACCTGTAAAAATATATTCTACTTCATCGCCTACTACAAATTTACTTTGCTCTGCTTTTATAGAGTTGTATGTACCTACATCGCCGCTTTCCATTTCAACCTCAAATTTATAAAAGGTTTTCCCGTTAAACTCAAATGTGCCATTTCCTTGCACCGCTTTTACTTTACTTGTTTTCATTGTATATGTATTTAGTTATTGTTGTTGTTGTTCCCCATCTTGTTGGGACTTTTATATCACTTGAAAGGATGTTATAATTTTCGCCTCTTAGTGTGTGTATTGTTGCGCTTAATCTAGTGTTACCTAAATCTCTAATAGCCTCCAGGCTTGTTATGCTCTTATATCGCTTTAAATAAGCTAAGAGCCTAGTTCTGTGTGTTTCTCTCATATCTTGGTTTGTTTAAGTATTCCCATTCTTTTATAGTGGCGTTTTCAGCGTTTTTCTCGCCCTGTGTCCACTTTTCACGCTCTTTGCAATAGTTATCATATTGCTCATTTATTTGCTGCTCAATCATTATCTCTCTATCAATTTGCTGCAAGCGTTCTCCTAGAAAAAATTGTTTTAGCTTTCCCATTGCTGAATTTGTTTAGTTATTTCCTCATTTAATACTAAACACTTTTGTAGATTGTTTAGCTCGCCTTTGTCAGCCTTTCCTATTGAGTTAATCAAGTTAATACTTATTAAATGAATAATCTCTAACTGCTGGCTTTTTAGCTTGTTTAGTAGCGTTGTTTTCTCTGTACTTTTTTTCATAGTTTCTAGTTGTTTAGTTAGTTTCCTTTTGTTTGATGTTTCAAACTTACAACTTAAAACTAATACAAAACAAATAAATATTAAAGTTTTTTTAAGTTTCTAGGGTTTATAGGGGTTGGGGAAAGGGTAAAACTATTGGTGTTCCCTCTTTTGTAACTATACCGCAGCTTATTTTATAGGTTTTTGCAAAGTGTTTGCTGTATGCCATTGCGTAGGTTTTGCGGTCAACTCCGCATCCTGTTTGCATACCCCAAAAAGTACCATTGTATATAACTGAAGCTTCTGTGTGAATATGCCCTTGTACTATATTACAACCAAATTGTAGGGCTTTATTAGCTGCTGCGTTCCTGCCGCTTGTTCCTGTACCATGTACATATAAAACATTTCCTACTCTATGGCTTTCTTTAAAATCCCATCCAGGCACATTTAAGACCTCGTTGTAGTCCCTTATCCATCGTTTAGAAAGTCCACTATCGAAAGCTTTGCGCCTTACTATTGCATCGTGGTTACCTATGCAAACTTTAGCAACTGGAAATAAGGTAGCCCATTTTTGCAGCTTATTAATAGCTCTGTCTAGTTCCTCGCCTGCCCCAAAGCCGTCAGGGTCAGCTGTATGGAAAGAGCTATAATGTGAGTCTATTACATCGCCTATAAATACAACCTCCTTACATTTGAAAGCTTTATATTGCTTATAACAAAACTCTTTATATCCATCTAAGCAAAAAGGCTCGTGTATATCTCCTATTATTAAAGTGCTAGTCGTCAATATTGATAATAATTAAGTCAAAGCCGTTTGGCGCAACAGATAACAAGTGTTTCATAGTTCTGCGGCTATGTGTTAAGTCATGGTCGCCATCGTTATTAATATCGTAAAAATTATGTCCTACTGCAATGCACCCCCTGAGCTGCGTGTAATAGTTTGCGGGATGTATTAAGATATAATCTCTCATCATTACGTTTTCCACTTGGTAATGGTCGCCATATTTCTCGCTATTTCTAGTGCTTACTTTATATTCTCCCGTTGGTATGCAACTAATATTTTTAGCATTAGCTTTAAAAGGTAGCTCTAGAGTGCAACATTCAAAAGCTACATCTAAGCCATCGAATAAAAAAAAGCGCCCTAGCGTCTGCTTTCTATTCTCGTTTAATCTAATTAAAACGGCTCTCATTTTTTAGCTTGATAAATTTATATATTGTGAAAGCTATACCTAGAATTAATGCAGTTATTCTTAACCATGTTTCAACATCTGTTAAGCTTACGCTAATTGCTGCGCCATTTACTACTATATTTTCGAGTGTGTCTTTATCCATTATACTGCTGCTATTGTTATTTTTGCTCCGAATATCTCATCTGTACTTGCACCAAAATTCAACTCTAATATGATATATTCTCCCAACACACTCACATAAGGCGTTCCAAATGGTATAGGTGTGTTTGCTGTACCGCTATAAATTGTTGTTGTTGTGTCGTTTAATGTTGTACATCTTAAAACTTCTACAACTCTATTTTGATTGCAACTAACTAGCACATGAGTTATCTTATATCCTTTTGGAATGAAAGTAGATGCAAAGGCTTTATTTCCCCTAGCATAAGAGCTTTGTTGTATCGAGCCTAAGTTGTCCCTTGAATACATTGTAAAATTAGCTGTACTAGGTGTAATAAAATTATCAGGGCTTAAATATATTTCTGTTTCTGTTACACCAGGTACTAAGTTAGCGTTAAAATGATTAGGTATATCGTAAGGTGCTATCATTATTTTACTCCCTATTGCATAACCTACAACGGATGTAAAAGATGTGTCTATTGTACTAGCGCCCTTAGTTGCTTTATTGGTTGTAGTTATTCTCATGCCGTTTTGGCTGCCTACATCCATTATAAATATATCTTGCCCATCTTTTAGGCTACACTTTAAAGAGCTAACCGCCAAGCTAGTTATTGCTGTATCTGCTGCTATAGCTGTGGTTAAAGTTGCTATATTATTTGCAGCGTTTAAATTTTGTTGAGCTAAGCCACTTCCTGTATTGCCACCTATTATTTCATTGCTTGGACTGTCATCGTTTGGTCCTGGCAAGGTTGGGTCTTCATCCTCAGTAAAGCTATCTGTACTTTTGTATTGTTTGTACCATGTGCCTTTCCACTCATCATTGGCAGCTGTAAAAGTACCCTCTATAAAAATAAAGCGCTCAAAACTACCGCCTATTTTATCTTTATATTTAATAGGTCGAGTTGGTGAATAATTTGTATGTATTAAAGCCCCTTGTATTTTTGTAGTCGGTTTATTACTTACCGCCATATACTCGTTTAAAATAAGCTGCGTTAAATCTTTATAATCTGTACCAGTATCAATATCAAAACCGCCAGGCGTAATATATATGCTATTTGTAGTATCGTACAACCTTATAGTTGTTTCTGTACTATCAGCAGCTGCATTGTTACCCAAAGAAAAATCGCCTAAATTTTTATCTATATTAGGCGTTGTAGGGTTAACGCTTGAAAAGTAATAAGTTCCGTTATTGTTCTCAGGGTCGTTTATTTGCCCCTCTTCTATGTTAGGCACTAAAGGAGAAGACAATAATTCTATTGTAGTACTTGTTGGAGTGTTTGATTGATTTAAACCCGTACTTGCTGGCATTTGGTTTGTAGCTAAATCAGCTAGTATATTGATTAAATAATCATCAGGAGAATAAACAACAGACGCACTTGGTAACTGCCAGTAAATCAATCCTCCATTCATAGAAAATTGCAGTTCTCCGTAAACATCCAACTCAGGTAAGCCTAAATTTGCAACTATTAAATTAGCTGTCGCTGTATCAAAGCCCGTTGGTGTGTCCTCTTGATAGGATGTAACAAAACCTAAATTATCAATAGTCCAGTTTTCAACTGCTGCATTAGCTGAGCTACCTAAACCTACAGCAAAGCTAAACGTACTGCCGCTATCTGTGTTCCATTCCCAACCTATTGTCGATGAAGAATTGTAAATACCATTACTAGAAAGATATTTATTACCTACTTTCATTTTACAAGTAAGCAAAGCTGTAATATAAGAGCCTTGATTTACGTGTGGCGTAACTGCTGCGGCTGCCCATTTTTCCTGTATTTGAACATTCAAATTAAGATTAATCATTGTTAAGCCTTGTGAAACAAAGCCTATTGTACTAAGTGAGCTGTAAGTGTTAGACGTGTCGAAAGTAGCAAATGTATTCCCTTTCTTATATCTACCTCTAACGCTATTTAGTTCAGGTTCAAAGCTAAATTGTGCGCCGCCTTTCATAATACCATTAGTACCACTTAACGCTAAAGTGTTATCTATAGTTAAAGGGTGAACATCTGTTATCGTGTTACTCCTAAACTCTGTTGCTGATGGGTTTGGGCTAGTACTCCACCAAACATAAGGAGCATCAACATCGTATCCAGTGTCTTGAATTAAATAATATCTATTAGCAGAAAACATTAGTTTTAAACTAAAGCTTTTCAAAACTCCTTTTAGCTCTTCTAAATAATTATTTATAACTCCGTTATAGTTTACAGGGTCATCTACAAAAGTATTTCTATTGTAAAATATTTTTCTTAATGCGTTTGTTGATGTGCTATAAGGTAAGTTAGCTGCCCAGTATTTAAAAAGAGCTACAACTTGAGCCGTATCAATAGGTAAACTTGTAATATCGAAAGTATCGAAAAATACTTTTAAAGGGTTGTACAAATCTTTAAAATCATCTGCACCACTTGTACTTATTGCGTTGTTATATTTATTTAACAAACGCCCTAAACTATCGGTTGCTTTTACATTTGCTATATAAGGAAATGCGCCATCGTTAAAATTATTGTATGCAGGTTTAATCCATCCGCTCCACCAAACAGCAGACGCTTTTTTTACCTCAATATAAAACTCGCCCTCTGCGGTTTCTAGTATTGTGTTTAATTCGTTTTTATCTGTTTCATTCTCTACAATAAAACCAAAAGAAAGCGAGCCTGCTTTAACCTCAGCAAGCTTTATATCTGCGCCTTTATCATATTTTAAACTAAAGCCTTTTTTAGTTAGCTTAAATTCTGTATCGTTTCCAGCTGTTAGGGTTTTAGCTTTTATATTTATTTGCCATTGTGTCCCTAAATTAGAGTAGAAAGTCGATTTAAAATAAGTTGCGCTCATTATGTTAACCCTCCTATTGTTGTATTTACTAAGCTTGCGCCCATTCCGTTAGTGTCTTCAGCAATTTGATTATCTATAGTTAAAATTAAATCACTTCCGCTAACTGAAAACTGCCCATTTAAACTACCACCGCCTACATTGTTATTTGGAATAATTGTACCCGATTGACCTGGCATAAATAACTCAGGGCCACCCTCTCCAACCATGTAAGGCTGCCCACCTACTACACTACCTCCACTTGCTCGACCTGTTAAACTTCCTGTAAGTAACCCGCTAAAGCTAGTTGCTCCACCTGCTGCGGCTTGAGCTGCGCCTAGTCCTGGTATCATTGCAAAGATTGCTGCTAATATAGCCGCTTGTATAATCATTGCAGCTATTTGTTTCGCTATATCTACAAATATTCTTCCCATAGCCTTAAAGAAATTTTCTCCACTAACTACAGCTTGAGATAAGCCACCTGCAAAATCTTTTACCATTGCTAAGCCGAATTGTGTTGTAGCATCTTTTAGGGCTATCATTTTCTCCCTTAAAGCAACAATACTATCTCCATAGGTGGTATTAATATCTTCAGCCTCTTCCTCCATTTCTTCGGTGTCAATTTCTATTAAAGAAACACCTGCAATTACAACAGAGCCTTCAACCTCGCTATCTACACCTAAAGCGCTACCCATACCAGTTAAAGCTTCTTTAGCTTTATTAGCTGCATTACTTACAGCATCGCCAAAGCTACCAAATTGGTGCTCGTATTCTTTGGTTTCTGTTTTTAGTGTAGATATGCTATCTTGTAAAGATTGGAAAGGGTTAGGTAGTTCTGCCTTTCCAAAGAAAGATAAAACCTTATTAAAACCCTCAATCATCAAATTGAAAGGATTAAGTTCAATAAAGAAATTAATCATATCTATAAGAGCATTTTGCCACCATCCCACATCAGATATGCGCTCAACTACAGCAGCCCAGTTATCATATAAATAAATAACTGCTGCGCTTAGTGCTGCTATGCCTGCTATAACTAAACCTATAGGGCTAACTATAAAAGCAATGGCTGTGCCTAGTGTTCCAAATAGAGTAACTATCGGACCGAGTGCAGCTAAAATACCTGCAAAAGTAACAATAGCAACTTTTAAGCCGCCATCTAAATTATTCCATCCTGTTATTGCTTTATCAACCCAGTCAATTAATGAATTTAAAACAGGTAAAAGCATTGCCCCTACCTGCTCCATTAAATCGCCAAATCTATTTTGGAGTTGTTTTAAGCCGCCTGCACCTGCTTTTGCTGCTGCTTTAGCTTGTCCTTCAAATTGTTTACTTAAAGCCTCAGCAGCACTATTTAAACGTTCTGTACTACCTACCTCACCCTCTATTTGTATGCCGTAACGACTAAGGGCGTTTGTGCTACTTCCTACCGACTTGGCAACTAAATCAGCGGCTGCGCTTAGGTTCATACCTTTAGCGGTAGCCATATCTTGTATTAAAGGAGTTAAGCGTTTTATAGCCTCTTCCTCTAAGCCCATAGATGCAAGCATAGACTGCGCTGCAATGGTTTCCTCATCTCCAAAGATTGTAACCTTTTGCAGTTCTCTTGCTTGGGTTGTAAGTTCCTTAAATGCTGTTTTATTGCCCTTTAGGGCTGTAGAAAGTTTAGCCTCTGCTTTTGCTTGGGTGTCAAAAGCTTTAACTGATGCGGCTGCAAAGGCTGTCAAAGGTAAAGTAAGGCTCATGCTCATACTCTTACCTATCTTTTTTAAGTTCCCAGCAGTACGCTTAAAGCTTTTTTGTGCTTTGCGCATCTTACTTTGAAAATCAGTAATGTTTGCGCCTAGCTTTATGTTTACATTTTTACCCATCTTTTAAAAGCTTACTTCTATTTGTAATGTATTCAAGCCGCTCTTTACTCATTTTCTCACTTGGCTGAGTTTCTTTTTTATCCCAAGGGAAAACCCAAAGTTTTTTAGGTTTTATTCCTTTGCCTTTTTTAGTGTGCGGTGTGAGTAATGTACTAGCTAAAAGCCTAAATTGTTCCCATTGCGCCTGCTCTCTTTTTTCCTCTAGTCGCTCAAAGCCTGTTAGTTTATTCTCTAACTCTCTAGGGGTTAAATCATCAAGTTGCTCAGGTGTTAGATTGAGCCACCCGTAAGCTGTGGCTTCTAAATCGTCAAAAGTAGAAGAGTCAGCTCTTGGGTGTCCTATCTTTTTATCTTGCTTGCTTTTTTTTTATTACCCGCATTAGCTAGAGAATTAGCAAATACTTCTAAAACTTTCTCCATAGCTGCGCTGTCCTCATCTAGCAAATCAGCTACATCGTCAAGCGTTAAATGAAAATCTGTTTTAGTAACTCTAGCACCATCTTTAAGCCCTGCCCATACTAGAGCTATTGCTTGTGTAATGGTCATGCTTTCACCTAAGCTACCTAAATCGCCTAAAGTTGTGCCTGTAGCATCACTAAAAGCCCTAAGAGCTGCAAAGCCATATTTCACAGGGTAGTCTTGCCCTGCTATAATTACGGGTTTTGCTTTCATATTAAGATGGTACGTTTGTTTGCGCTAGCGCTCCTGTTCCAGTTAAAGAAATGCTATATGTAGATTGGTCTTCAGTTCCACCATTTACGCTTAAACTTGTAACATAAGCTGAGCCTGAATAAAACACGTTTGCATCTCCGTTAGATGCTCCTGTAATTGTTAACTCAATAGTTACTGCTGTTCTAGCGTCAATATGACTCCAAAAGTCTTTAAATGCTTTTTTACTACTTACAGCTTCATTTTGATATAAAGCCTCGCAAGACACACTCCAAGAACGTAAGCCGCCTATTATAGACTTCCAGCCTCCGCTGTCTTTGTTTGTTTGGTCTATCTCATCCATAGATAGCTCAAGTGAACAGCTCGTAGAATAAGCTACTATCACCTCATTTGTTGCATCCGTACCTATTTTTAAAAGTAGGTCTGTGCCGTTTACTAATCCTGTTGCCATTTTGTTTTAATTTTAATTGCAATTTAATAAATAATTATCTTTAAATCAATACTCTAGCTTGAAAGCTTAGGCTTTTACTATAGTATCGTCTTTGTTTGTTATAGTCTTCTCTAGCGTTTGTTAAATTTATTCCATCTACTTTAACGCTGTTATATGTACCGCTTGCAGCCTCTTGTAAAACTCTCCCTACTTCATTGGCTAAGGTTATGCTTGTGCCATAATCTAGGGCTATGCACTCACAAGTAAAATCTACTATATATAAAGGCGCTGTTTCTGCTCTTATTAGTCGCTTTTGATTAACAGCATTAACTGCATCAAATTCATATATAACTGCAATCTCAGGCGCACTTGGGTTTTTCATTGGTGCGGGCTGTATTTTTGCTGCGCTCATTCCTGAAACAGCTAATAAATTAGAGTCGTTGCTAAGTAAATTAAAAATTACTTTCCCTATTTTTAAGCCCTCTGTTGCGCTCATGCTTTTAGCTTTTTTAGTTTCTTATCTAACAACTTAACAATTTCTTTATTTAAGTCAGCTAGTGCTTTAGTTTTATTTTTATTATAAGCCCTTTCTATATTTCGTTGGTCATCAAATTCAACATCGTAAAATGTTTTTCCTACCTCAACTAAGTGAGCATGAAATCCTTTAAAATTTCCATAGTATCTAGGCCCGACTAAAATAAAAGGCTTTCCTTTTTTACTTCTTATTTTTTTTAGTATTCCTATCGACTTAGATAATTCTTTTGTTACGTCGTTTATATTGCTTCTAATATCAGTAATAAAAGGTTTAGCTATCTTTCTAAGCCCTTGCTTTATTTGGCTATCCTTAATAGCCTCTTGTCCTAGTTCTTTTAAGACTCTATCAAGTTCTTTATCTCCTGTTATTGATGCTGTTATCAACTTTCTGCTGTTTGTCCTTTTATAACTACTAGCTGCTTATTTCCTGCGCCTTTAAATATTACATTTTTAACGTAATAAACTTCATTTTCGTAAGTTATTGTATCTATCCTATCAATAAACTCCGTTAGACTTTCATATCTATAAGTAAACTCAATGTTTTTAATTAAAGCAACTACATCAGAATTAATTTGCTCACTCCCTTGCAACCATTTAACCTTAGCAAATCTGTTTAGGGATGTTGTGCCTGCTGTTGCAAAATCTCCAAAATCTGTTTGTTGACTTTCTGTAATAAAGTTTATAGTTGTGGTATGTCTAAATTCGCCTGGATTCATTACCAAATATAGTTTTTATATTGATTAACTATGTTTCTATAACCCAAAGGCATCTCATCAACTTTTAAATAGCTTACAGGACTTCTATTGTCGTAAAAGTGTTGTATAAGCATATACATTGCAATCTTTAAAGTGCGTACATTATCAGCGTTCTCAGGTTCTATATCATACTTAAAACTAATTGCGTCAACTCTATCGTATAAGCTAAAAGTGTTTATCATTTCCACCTTTGGCATCCCCATATAATTAATGACTCTATAGTCTGTATTTTGTGTAAGTGTTTGCTCTGCGTTGTTTGTATCATAATACTTTAAGACAGGGCTACCGCTTACCTTTCCTGAATACTGCAAATGAAAACAATTTTCCCATTTAGAAAAGTATTCTGTAACATCTAATTCAACGGCGGCTGTGTGTGTATCTCTTAACACTTGCAACCTAGCTATTTTTATAAGCTCTGTAATATAAGCATCATCTGTCGATGTATCTACCCTTAAATAAGCTTTTGCTTCTGCTAAACTTATAAGCTCCGTTCCGCTGTATATTCCTATTTTTGCTTGTTGTGCCATTGTTAAAGGGTTAAAAAAAGGGCGGCTTTATACCGCCCCTTTAATTAAGTAAATATAAATTACGCTACTTCAGCTGATACTAAAGATGTAGAACCTGCCGTTGTATGTGCAGCTACACCATCATTTAAAGATACAACTACAAGGCGAGAAATACCTTTGTGAGCATCTGTATAGCGGTCAGAGATAATATCTAAACCTCCAAACGTAGCTAAGTGTACATCAGAAAAATCACCAAACAATGTTGCCTGAGCTAAAGTTGCCCCTACATTAGATGATACGTAAAAATTGTATCCGTTGATTTGCTTGTTTGCCCAATCAATGAAAGCGCCATTTGTATAATCTAAACCAGCCTCAGCTTTTAATTTAGCTAATACAGCAGGGTTAAATAAGTAAGAGAAACGCCCAGCTGATGGATTGTAGTTTCTAGCTAAAATTTGAGCCTCCATATCAATCAGCTCTTTTGTTCCTATATCACCTGCTACTGCTGGTGCTACTGCATCTGCTGTATGATAAATAGATGCTGGCGCTTGAGATACATCAGCATTACCTAGTAAAGCTGCCTCCATTGTTGCAGTAATTGAGCGAGCCATGTTTCTCTGTAAAGCTGCCTCTGCTGATGCGTTTTGTGTCATCATTTCAGCACTCATTGAAACAACAGAAATTAATTTCTTTGGGCTTAGCGTTACGTTTGTAATTGCTCCGTCAGCAGCTTGACCTGCATTGTCTTCAGCTAAATAACCAGAGTCAATATCTGCAATAATTGGGAATTTTCTATCTGCTGAAATACCCGAATAAAAATTACATCCCGCCTGAACTAAAACGCTGTTTGCTTGTAATTGGTCAATAAAAGAACCTACTTCTGTAGGTGCAACTTCAGCTGATGCAGCTGGTAAGTCTGCTCTTGTTTCTAATACGATAGATGGAATCCCTACACCACGAAATAGGCGGCTTTGGTTTTCGTTGCGAGCCTCTTGGTGCATCTCCCGAACGAGTCCATCCATTTGACCATTATAAGCTGCTGTCGCTGCTGCTGTAAATGAAAAACGCTTTAAATCTTTATCAGACTTAGCTACGTTTTGAGTACCAAATGTTACTGGCGTTACTGGTGTTTTAGTTAACTCCATAGAACGCTCTAAACGTGAAATACGTGCATCCATATCACTAGCAATTTTTTCGCTCTCATCAAAAGCGCTTTGCTCGTCAATAGTTAAATTTCTGTCTTCTTGCTCAGCTATCTCGATAAGTTGAGTCATGTTTGAAAGGGCTAAACCTTTCTCGTCTTTTAATTGTTTAATTGTCTTTTTCACTTTTTTAGTTTTAAAAGTCTTACTTTGTTTTTAGATATATTTGA